TAACCCTCATAATAAAAATATGGTTTCTAAAGGTGTAGTTCATGTTACTGAAGCAGTAGGAATAAATATGGCTAGGGGAATAGGAACAGGTATTGCTAATTTATTTGGTAATTCTGGATTTGAGTCGGCATTATATAACGACGTTAAAAAGAAGGCTTTTGATAAATTAAGTTCAATGCTATCTGATCCTTCATTTTTCGTTGGAAATATTAAAATGGATATTGAAACGACACAAAATACAATATTTTGTCATTTAATAGGAACAATATATTCTAATATAAATTAATAGTATACATCAACACCTATTTTATTATTTTTATATTTTTTTGATAATTTAAATATTTTTGAAAACCATTTTTCCGATTCTAATTGGAAAATATCTTTGAATAATGGAAAATAATGACAATATATGACTGATGTTAACCATCTTGTAAAATTAATATTATTTTTCTCATTATCATAATCACTATAATTATATAAATCTTCATCTATTTGTACTATAAAAAAAATTGCCACTGAATTTAATATAGCATCAATTATAGACTCAGAATCTAATATAATAAAAAAATTAATTACAGGTATTCCAAGTGGTAGTATAAAGTTGGAAAAAAAATCAGCCCACCAATTATATTTTATTTGATACTTTTTCATAGTTATATTCCTTTTATTATAATATTCTAATGCACGTTCAGATTTAGTTAATGCTATTTCAGGAAAATCATCATATATTTTTATTAAAAACTTATACAAATATCTTGAATAAAAATAGGACTTAATAGTATTATAACTATATAATAATGATAATATAGTAGATAATATTGATATTAAAATAATTAATATACTATCAGTTGTATTATAATCATCTATTACACTATATACTAATGATCCAACCCAAACATATTGTATTAATAATGTGAATATACCAATAAAAAAACATTTATAAGAAAATGAACTTGATCTTAATGAGTAATTCCATAAATTATTATTGATAGAGCGTTCATCAAATATATTTAAATATTGATATATAAATACGATAAAACGAAACATATTTAATTCAATAAAATGTTTATGTTCTTCTTCTTTTTTAATCAAATCAAATATCATTTCATTATTATTAGGGTTGTGCGTAATATCTTCAATATTTAATATAAAATTATCGTCATCTATTAAAATATGATTATTCCATATATTTAATGTATCAGCAATGTAACGAAAATTTTTTTTTACTAATAAATAATTATCATAGTAATTTGTTTCTAATATTTTATGTTCCTCACACACTTTATTATCTAGTTCTGTATGAGCCATACATAAAAATTCACTTTTATTATTATATAATTCAATAAAATTAAATTTCCATTTTGTATATAATGTTTCCTTTTCATTGTTATTATTAAAATAGATTGAAATTGGTTTACATAGTAATGATATAAAATTTTCTGCTGGTTCAATTAAATAACAATTTAAATTCATTAATTAACATATAATATATTACTCTTAAATTACATATAAATAATTATTATTTTTCATACTTAAGTATCCTTTATTAACTAAATCATCTAATATTTCTTTTATCTTGGTTGATGATAAATTAAACTTTTCCTTTATATTTTTTAAAAGATCATCATAGTCTAAATTATAATGTTTTAATGTTCTTACTATATATAACTCAATTAATTCTTTTTTGGTAAATATTTCCTTTTTTTCTTGTTTTTTTTTTATTTTTTTAACATGTTTTCCTTTAATTTTAAAATTATTTTTTTGATAATTAAAATTAGAATTTATAGAATATATAAAACCTCTTTTTTTAATTAATTTATAGTGACATAATAAATCTAAAACATCACTATTTTCATCAGCAATTTTTTTATTAATAGTATCAGAATCATTAAAATGATACAATATATCAGCATATTTAATAGGACATTCTATATGATATACTTTATTATTTATACTAAAATCTAATATACAATGAGTGATTATATCATTAAATTTTAATATACGTTTATCATATTTACAATTATAGTATGAAGTAAATGTATTAGAAAATAATAAATATTCATTTTTGAATGTATTATTAGTAAAAATATAGTTTTTAGGTGAGATATCCCAAATACCTATAGTTGTTATGTGTATCTCAGAATTTATATTATAAATAGTATTGAATTCTTTTGTAATCTGTTTTGAGTTATGAAGGTCATTATTTATAATATTTAATTTATGTATATTAATTGTATTAACATTTTTAAATAATTCTTTTAATATTGAGAGTTCTATATTGATATATTCATTATTAAAGTTATATTTATAAAATCTTCTAACTAAATAATTCTTATAATACTCGAATACTAATTCTTCTGATCTATTTTTCTCAAAATAATATAATAATAAATTTGTAAAATCTTGTAAATATGTATCATCATTATATAAAATATTTTTAATATATGTATCAAATAATTCTATAGTTGATTTCTCGGTTTTTAATTCATTTAAATATAATTCATCTAAAACTATAGATATTATTTTAATTTTTTCAGTTGGAATTATTTTTATTAATTTATTATAAATTTGATTATATAAATAGAATAATTCTATTTTTTTATCATAATCTTTTTTACTATTATAATTATTATTTAACCAATTACTAAATATAATTTTAAGACATTTATAGTCTTGTATATATCTTATAGACAATCGTAATGTTTCAAATAGTTGTTCATTATCTAAATTTTTAAAATTTAGTTTAATTAGTGTTGTGTAAATTGTTTCCTTAAATACATCTGTAAATTTATTTAATATATAAGTTTTATAAAGATTACGTGTTCTAAATTGTAAATAATTCAAATTTAGTTTATTAAGACGATTTTCATAAAAATAATAATATTTATCTATTAAATTTAAGTAATTATTTGAATATAAATGTTGTAAAGAACCTGATAATTTAATAATATTTGAATCAATAAAATCAAATACACTATTTCCAATATTAATATCAAATAGTTTTTGATCTATAATTTGTTTATTTACAGCAAAATATATAGTATCAATAAGTTCATTTAAATAAAATAGAGTTTCATTATCTATTTCTTTTAATTCATAGTTATCATAATCTAAATAGTATATTATAGTTGAATTAATATATTTTGATATATTTAAAGTCACATTTTTATACCATAATTGTAATCCATATTTATTATAATCTATTTTTTCATATATTGAATTTAACTTTTTTGTTTCATTATTTATGAATTCTGTTAATTTATTTAACCATTTTAAATTATTATTATAAGTATTATACTTATTTACAAATAATTTTAGTTTCTCATCACTATTTATAATATTTTCTAATATATCTAAATTATAATTGGTTAATATTATATTAATACGTTCAAAAATAGTATTATAGAAGTGTAATATATCTTTTCTACAATTGTTATATTTTGTTTTTTGCGCGTCAAAGCAATAATTATATAAATATGTATATAAATCTATAAATTCAAATTCAGAATTATATATAAAATCTTTTAGTTTTATTTCTAAATTTGTATAAAAATTATTATGAATATCCATAATAATTTAATTTAATTTAATTAATAATTTATAATTTAAATCAATTTTTAAATAGAAAGATTTTCTTTTTATATTATAATATGATTGATAATAAACATATTAATTATAAATCTAATAAACAAAATATACCTAAAAATATAAAAAAATCTAAAAAAAAAAAAGGGAAAGTTAATAAAACATCTTTATCAAGATTAATAGACACATTTGGAGTTAAAAAAGGTCTAAATATTTGGCGTGAAAATTATAAAAAGATTAATAAAACAGAAGCTTCAATGTGTCAAATTGGAGCAGCATTAATTCAATCAGTTTCCAAATAAAAATTAAATGAATTATTTATTTAATTTTAAAAATTTTTTTTCTTTGTTTATATTATAAAATGATTGGAGGTAGAAAAGTTAGAAGCAATAAAGGCAAAAAAAGAGGACCTTACAGTCCAAGATCCAGAACACGTTCAGGTGCTAAATTTCGTGGTCGAAAAACAATGGTTAGACGTTCAAAAAAAACTAGAAAACAACGAAGTAATAAAGGTAAAAAACGACCTCCTTATGGTCCACGTTCTAGAACACGTTCTGGTAGAAAATTCAGAGGTGGTAATATGAAACATGCTATAAATAGCATTATGAATACTTTAAAAAAAAAATAAATCATTTTAATTAAAATAATTTATAAGCATTTAATATAATTTCTTCAGTTTCTTCAAAATTTATACATGAATCTGTTATAGATACACCTTTTTTTAAATTTTTTTTCCCTATATATTTTAAATCTTGTTTTCCAAAGTTAATGTTTGATTCTAACATTACTCCTTTGATTGATTTTTCACCATTAATAATTTGTTTTATAATATTATCAAAAACAAATCGTTGATTTCTATAATCTTTATTTGAATTATCATGTGAACAATCTACTATTATTCTAGGTATTAAGTTTTTAAATTGTAATGTCTTTTTAGTATTTTTTATACTACTATTTCTATAATTAGGTTCATTTTTACCTCCTCTTAATATTGTATGACATGAATAATTGCCATTTGTTTTAATGATACATGCTCTACCTTCATTATTAATTCCCATAAAACAATGTTTATTTTGGGCACAATTTATAGCATCACCACAAATTTCAATATTACCATCAGTTCTATTTTTAAAACCTATAGGCATTGATAATCCTGATGCTAATTGTCTATGTAATTGACTTTCTGTTGTCCTTGCTCCTATTGCCCCCCATGATATCAAATCACTTATATAATGAGGTGTTATTGTATCTAAAAATTCACATCCACATGGTAAACCTAATTTATTTAAATAATATAATAATCCTCTTGCTTGTTCTAAACCTTTATTAACATCAAACGAATCATCTAAATTTGGATCATTTATAAGACCTTTCCATCCTATTGTAGTTCTAGGTTTTTCAAAATATACACGCATAACAATTAAAAATTTATCTTTAACTTTCTGTGATAAATCATTTAACATTAATCCGTATTCTTTAGCTTCATCTACATTATGTATAGAACATGGTCCTACTATTATTATTTTTCTATTATCTCTACTATAAATAATATCTTCTATTTGATTTCTCGTATTTAAAATAAACTTTTTTAAATCATCATCAATAGGATATTTTTCTATTAACTTATTTGGAGTTATTAATTTATCAACTGTATTGATATTAATATTAGATATTGTAGACATATTAATAATAATATAAATATAACCTTTAAACTACTTAATTAAATTATATGAACTATAATAGTTTCTATCATAATATATTTTTTGTATTAATTGGATAATAGTCATTATTAATGTAATTAAATTTCCTAAAAACATCGAAAGCGAGTTATCTATTAAACCAAATACAGAGTACATAGTATTACCTATAATCATTAAGATTTGTAATCCATATGATAAATCATGTGTTTTTTTAACTCTAAATGTATGAATTATTTGAAACATTTGAGCACTTATAAAAATAGAATTACCAATCCATCCAAAATATTCCTCTAATTTTTCTTCTTTTAAAAGTGTAGAATTATTCATACTATCAAATTATAACGATATATCTTTAAAATAATATTTTAAAACATTTTTCATTTAATCCAAAATGAAATCCACCTTCTTTCCACTTATAAACACCATCCAAATCACCTTGTTGTCCAGACACTCCCTCTATAGTATGTTTACCCCAGTTAGTAAGATCAATGTCTAATTCACTATTCTCCCACTGAGTGCTTCCAGGACCATGATAAACTTGTCCGTAATCATCTACCAAAGAATATGGGTAGTTCATATCAATTATAGCATCTTTAATATTTTTTTTTTCTAGAATAAAAGTTGTTTCCATAATTACGCATAATATTGGTTTATGGGGATAACAATTCCATTTTTTATTATCATTAGATTGACATTGAGTATTTCCCCAATAGAACAAGTCTTCGGGTGGAAAAAGATATTTCAATTTAACTGCGGTTTTAGTTATTTTTGGTCCATGACCTTTTCCTGTACGAAAAATTTTCTCTAATAATTTTGTAGGATGTTCAAGTGTCTGATATCCATTATCAAATTTTACACTTTTAATTTTTGATTTTGAATTCAAAAATAGTTTACGTAAATCCTTTTCTTCCTTTAAACTAAATCCATCTTTTATACTTCTTGATTTTTTAGGAATATCAAACACATATCCTTGGTCATCAGGTGTTTTATCTTGTTCATTACTAAACCAAAAAATAAATTTTGCTAAATGCTCTTTTTTTGATCTATAAGTTACTAAATTTTTTTTAAATTTATCATCTATCATTTTAGATAAATCTTTTACTCTTAATGCTTCTTTATCTTCCCATTCCCAATGTAATTTTGATTTTTTTTTTTTAGATCGTTTCATTTATATAATATAATATTATAATTTAGTTTACTTTAAACAGATGTTAATGCAGTTCTATTATTAGTTTTTTTATCTTCATGTTCAAGTTCATTTTTATATTCATCTTTGTATTCTTTTCCTTCTTTTTCTATAATAACTTCTTCCAAATGATTTAAATAATCATATACTATTTTATTTTTTTTATCACAACAAAACCATCGAGAAAACTTATCACAACTTGATAAATTTTCCTCATATTCTCTATGAGGTTCCATCCATAATTGATCTACATAATCTATATTTTTATGCGCGAACGCATTTTTAACATAATGATTTAATAGTCTCCGAGAGTAATAAACACGTTCAGTATATTGAAGTATATTTTCAAATGATTCACGAACATTACACATGTATTCATATATCTCATTTTCATAATTTGAAATAAGATCTTGCCATAAATCTAAATTATTTTCATTAATATCAAAATTTTTAATACGATGTTTACTTTTACGAGATTTATTTATAATATAAGAAAAATTCTCTAATGTTTTACCTAAAGTTTCTTTAGTATCATCCATTTTGAAAAATCTCATAATAGATAATACGATAGCAATATATGTAGCAAATAAAATAGGCATTACAGATCCAACAAATATATGTAATTCATATAAAGCATTTAATGTTTCTATAAATGTTATTAAAGCAGAAACTACTATAACACTAATTTGTATACAATTAATTTTAAATGATACATTATCATATTTTAAAGATAATATTGCTTTATTTTTAGATGCTATATCTACACTTTTTTTAATTTGCTTACATCTATATTGTTGATCTTTTTTATAATTTTGAATTTTAGTTTGTATTTCTGTTAAACTACTTTCTTTTTCTTCATTATACTCGGATAATTCTATTTGTTGTTTTACATTTTCATAATCTATAGTTTTAGATATATCTAATGATATCATATCAGAATTTTTTTCGTTTTCTAATTTATTATTTTCCATATTTACAATTTATATACTAGAAACTCTTTAAATATATTATATTTAATATTAAAATACTCATATCACTAAAATTATAATTTGTACCATTCAGATGTAAATAAACTATCGCAATTCCAAATATTTTTAGATAATTGGTCTGGATATATTATTTTTGGAATATCCAATGTATTAGCAAATTTTAAGTGTTCGTTTGTAAATTCTTTATTAACCTTATATGCCAAAGATACATGATATGTATTTGTTTTATTTGAATAATCTTGTTGTAAACTATAAAAATTTTGATTTTGAGTTTGATAAACTTTACCTATTTTATTATATTTATCTAATTTATAATTTGATAAATTAGTATTATTTATATCAATATTATAATCTAATGTTATATGTGGATTATGAATTTGCGAGTTACATTTATATGCTAATTGTCTATTAATAGTATAAAAAATAGAAACCGGATTAAGTTCACCCCAAACACAAAAACCAAACATATAATAATATTTTAAAAAAAAAAAAATTTTATAAAAACAATAATTAATTTTAATAAAACAAGAATAAATTTAATTTATTAATATTTTTATTAAGTTAAAATTAGTCCAAAAATTCTAAATCAACTTCTTTTTTTTTTTTTCGTCCACCCTTAGATGGAATATATACTTCAATTTCTTTATTATTTTTATCATAAAATTGTATATTATAATTATTTTTTTTATAGAAAGCTACTCTTTTTAATTTTTGTTTTGCGAAAAGTGAAAAGTCATCTGCTATATCATATATTAATGGTATAAATTTACGGTCTTTTACTTCTTGTCTTAAAATTCTACCTACAGCCTGTTCTATATTACTTTTAGGTGATGTTAAAAATATAGTATCAAGAGGATATTTACAATCAAAACCTTCACTTGCCATCATAAATGTTCCTAAAATAACATCTTTTGTTTCGGTTTCTTGTAAATCTTTTTCTTTCATACCACCTAGATAAAATCCTGATGTAAATTTACCATTATCAATTTTTGGTATTAATTCATTTAATATTTTAAGATGATCGCGTCTATCACTTAACATTAAAATTTTACGACCTTCTCTAAGACAAATAGATAAACATTCAATAATTTTAAGTGTTCTAGGATGATACGCACAAATATTATTAATCATTTGTGCCATATTAGGTTTTTGTTTAAAATTAAGAATTTCTTTAGAATATTTATCATTTTCATCTGAATAAACTAACATTTTAACATCAACATTATTGTCTTCTCTTTTTTTAATATTATAAACTATATCACCTAAATACCACTCAAATACTTTAGATAATCCATCTGCTCTTTTAGGTGTAGCAGATAAACCTAATGTATAATTACTACACGTTTTAAGTAATGCTCTAGAAAATGTTTCTGCGCCTAAATGATGACATTCATCATAAATTACAAGTCCAAACTCTGAAAATATAGTTTCATTATATTCAATCATTGAGATACTTTGTAACATTCCTATAACAATATCATAACCTTCAACATGAATAACAGAACTTTGTAAACGACCTATTTTAGCGTTAGGTAAAAATTCTTTTATTCGTTCCTTCCATTGGTTAAGTAAAAATTCTTTATGGACAACAACTAATGTTTTAACTTTTAATTTTGCGGCAATATATAAACCTATTACAGTTTTACCATAACCACAAGGGACAGAAATAATACCACCACCTACTTCTTCTGCTGCTTTTAAATATGCTTCAACAATAGGAATTTGTTTTTCTTTAAGAGACTTAGAAAAATTAATATTTGTTTTTTTAAATCCTAATAGTTTGTTTTCACAAGATAGACCATATTTTTTTTGAGCGTAATATCTAGGTAAATATAGTTTACGGACACTTTCACAATATATAGGAAATGCTTTAGGTGAAACACCATAATCAGCACTAACAAACGGTTTTACTGTTAGTTCTTTTCTTAATTCTAAAATTTCCGAAGATGATAATTCTTCTTTTAATATTGAATATCCTCTTTTACTTAAATTTGTTTTCATTTAATTAATTTATTTTAATTAATTTTATATCAATTTTTAAAAAATAAAATCTATATATAATTTATATGTCTAATAGTTTAAAGAAATTATCTAATTTTAATACAAAAGTTTCAAAAATGATTAATAATAAAATTAATTTAGCAACAAAATCATACAATAAATTATTAAATAAGAATATTTCTTATGGTTTAAATGTTGTTATAATTGTATTATTAGTATGTATTCAATACATGCCAAATAATGTATTAAATATTTTAAATAATACATTAGTTAGATTATCTTTAATAACAATGATTTGTGTTTTATGTCTTGTTGATCCAATTAAAGCTTTACTTCTTTCTATAGGATTTGTATTAGCAGTTCAAAAATTAAAAAAAAATAACGATAATAATATTGACGAAAATAATTTAACAAATGATTTAGATTTAGATTTAGATTTAGATGAAAAAGATGAAGATGAACTATTAGAACAGCAAATTGAAGATGAAGTTGAAGAACAAGTTGAAGATGAACTATTAGAGGATCAAGTTGACGAACAACAAGTTGAAGATGAACTATTAGAGGATCAAGTTGACGAACAACAAGTTGAAGATGAACTATTACAAGATCAAATTGAACAACAAGTTGAAGATGAACTATTAGAGGAGCAAGTTGAACAAGAATTTGACGAACAAGAAGTTGACGAACAAGAAGTTGACGAACAAGAAGTTGACGAACAAGAAGTTGAGGATGAAAATAGTTTATTAAATGATATTAATATTGAATTACAAGAACAAAATACAAATGATTTAAAAGAAAGAACAAATCATTTTATAAATAATAATAATAATATTATTAGTTCAATTACCCCTGAATATGCTAATTTTTTGGCATTAAATGATAATAATAACAATTCTTTTAATAATAATAGACAAGTTGATATTGGAATAAATGTTTCAGCACAAAATAATTTAAGATTAGATGAACAACGTTTCTCAAATTTAAATAATATAGATAAAGTTAAACATTTAGCAAATAATAATATATTACCATTAAATAGTATACAATCAGACAATATTACAAAATTACAAAATAAAATTAATAATGATGTAGTTGATATTAATAATAGAAATTTAAGAAGAAATATAAATTCTCTTAGTGGATTTAATAATAATGAACTTTTAGTAAAAAATCAATATTTAAAAGAAACCAAAATATGCCCAAAAACAGGAGGTGTATGTGAATGTAATGTTGGGAATATTTTAATAGAAGGATTTGAGAATCCAGATAATGCCAATGAACCTAATAATGCCAATGAACCTAATAATGCCAATGAACCTAATAATGCCAATGAAGCTAATAATGCCAATAATGGTGATTTGGTTAATATTAAAAACCAATGTGCTCAATATGGTCCTGAGATAACATCAAATTTAAATAAAGCAGCAGATACAAGAATGGTATCAGATTATGATAAACTTTTAATAAGTTCAAATAATATGCTTTCAGCACAAGGACCTTTAAATGAACCTAAAGGATATAATAATTCAAATAATTTAGAAATTAATTATCATTGTTAATAAAATTAGAAAGACTGACTAAATAAATTTGTAGGTTGTCTTTGCCTATAATTTGTAGGTTGTCTTTGTCTATAATTTGTAGGTTGTCTTTGCCTATAATTTGTAGGTTGTCTTTGCCTATAATTTGTAGGTTGTCTTTGTCTATAATTTGTAGGTTGTGAATTACCATCTCTTTTAATTTCACAAGAATCAGATTTCCAATCATTTTCAACACCTATAAGATTATATTTACCAACTAATAATGCCAATAAATTTTGAGCATAATAATACTTAAATAAATATTTAACAAATATTATAGCGTTGACAAATAAAATAATTATCAATACTAATAAAAATATTTGTTTTAAATATGATTTTACTTCAGAACTTATTCCACCATCTTCTATAGGTGGATTATCATCTAATATAATTTCAGGTTTAACTAGTAATTTTTTTAATGGATTTTTACTACATTTTAAAAATTTATTTGTAGAAATTTTTTCTTTGTTAAAATTTTGTTTGTCTTTATAATAAGGACTATACATTATAATCCTATCACCCAAATCTTGAGTTAATCTAATATTTTCTCCTAAATTTAATTTAAAAATATCTAAATTTGTTCTTCCTATTGATCCAATATCCTCATAAACAATAACTTTATAATTAACATCACATGGAGGAAATGGTAAACTTCCATCATACATATAAAATGATTTATTTTCAGGTATAAGTAAATTAGCTGACCAACTTTTAGATACTTCTATTTCTTTATCATAATAAATAGGTTCTTTAGGTAATTCATTAATAACTTGATTTATAAACTGTTCAGTAGATCCATAATGGGGACCTGATTCAAATAACCTACATAAAATAACACCATTTGGTGTATCTGATGTTGTTGTAGTTTTATTATCACTGCTTAAATTATGAATCATACATATTTCTAAATCATATTTTGAATTATCAATACTATGTAAAGTAGGAACATGTATTGTAATTTCTTTTAACTCATAAAGTATATTTTGATATTCTAAATATGATCCACTTGAATATTTTATTCTAACTAAATTATTATTATAATTTACATAACATTTTGAAGATTTATATATATGCTAAAAATCACATAAAGAATTACAATATTGTGTTGTTTCAGTATCTATATTAACAGGACTTTGATTTTTAGCATTACATCTAGGATATGAATTTCCCCATGTAAAATTATCAGCAAATGACCAGTTATCATCTGTATTACTCATTAATAATATTATATATATTATTTTTAAAAGTATAATTTAATTTATATAGTTATTTTAATGATTATAACTTTAATTATATTAGTTATATTAATTATTATAATATTTTATAATAAAAATACTGAGAATTTTACTACAAAAAATGTTACACAATCATCTGATTTAAAAAAAGAAAAATGTGATAAATATGTTATAGTTAAAGATAGTTTGATTGAATATATTGATAAATTGAACGATGAAACAACAAATAAAAATTTACTTATTACAAAAAATACTTTACCATATAATTTAAATAATACAGATCAATATAATATTTTAAATAACTATGGTATTAAAAATTTAAAAAAAAAAAATAAATATATAAATAATATAAATAATAATCAAACAGTTGCTTTTAATTCACAAAAACTTCTAAAAAATTATAATAATGTTCTTAATTATACTTTTTATAAAAATTCTTCTACTCTATTAGAATACCCAAAGTTAAATATAATTAATTATGATAAAAATATACAATATACATATGATCCAAAATTTTTAAATGATAGTCATTTTTACCTATATTTTAATTATTTAGATAATATATCTTCAAATTTAATATCCCTTAAATTAACATCAGATTTGAATCATGATAAATTTAACATAAATATACATCATAATCATAATAATTATTTATGTAAATTAGAGTATAAAGGAACTAAAAATATAAGATTATTTATTGTCCTAAAAAAAAATAAAAAAATAATACTTAAATCAAATGAAATTAAAATAAAAAATTGAATAATTATTTAAAACATTATTTTTTAATAATAATATGTCTAAAAGAAATACACGTTCTAATACTATTTCTATGAAAAAATATATTTTAGATGATGAAGAAGAAGAGGCAGATGGTGAAGAATATATTAAAGTTTTAGATAATCATATTTACTTTTATTCAGATGTTTCTATAAAAAGTATACTAGAATTAACAGGAATAATTAAAAAACTAACTAAAGATTTACTAGTTTTGAATATTCAATTTGATACTGATGTGGAAATATGGGTTCATATTAATAGTGGTGGTGGAGATATATTTGCTATATTATCATGTATTAATCTTATAGAAAATAATAAAATAAATATTAATACTATTGTAGAAGGGCAAGCATGTAGTGCTGCTACAATATTAGCAATGATAGGAAAAACAAGACAAATTACACAAAATAGTTATATGCTTATTCATAATATTTCTAGTGGATTTTGGGGGAAAATGCACGAATTTGAAGATGAAATGAAAAATCTAAAATTATTAACAAAAGATATTAGAAAAATGTATGGTAAATATACAAATATTAATACTAAACAATTAGATCAATTACTTAAAAAAGATTTATTACTAAATGCTAAAACATGTGTATCATATGGTCTTGTAGATGAAATTATTTAATTCTTTCTTTCGTTTAACTAATTTATTATAAAAATTTTTACACAAAATAACTATATTTTCTAAATGAAATCATCTTGTATACCAGCATAACAATATAAATGACAATGAATAGGACAATAGTATAATTCCTTACATACTTTCGCATTTTTTACATTTTTTAGGAAATCCATAGTATATTTTACAAAATTTTATTATTATTTATAAATTTGATTTAAATATTATATTTTAATATATAATATATTTACTAAATATAATATGATTGAACCTAATTTAAAAAAATTGGCGGAAAGTTATTCATGTGAAAAAATGATATGTCGTAAATGTTACGCAAGATTAAATATAAAATCTAAAAATTGTAGAAAATGTAGTTCTACTGATTTAAGAAAAAAAAAAAAAATTAATTAACCTTGTAATTTACATTTTCTAAAATTTATTATTTACTCAATAATACTATTAAATTGAGAGTTATCTATTTCTAATATATTATCATCGTCATTAGTATATATTCTAAATAAACTTATATAATAAACATCTTTATTTTTATTATAAATTTTTAATGGTTCAATTTTTAAAAATTTACTTAATTTTTTAATACATTTACTAATAGTTGGTTCAGATGAAGAAGCTATTTTTGGATGTATATTTAACATTATATGGGTTTTATTGATAGACATATTATGTAATCTATCATATCGTATATCTATTTTATCTGATAATGTTTTTTTAACTAAATCTATTAAATCGTTATTATTTATTTTTTTTAAATTTTTTTTTTTCTTAAAAATAATTTTTATAGGTTTACGTATATCCATTGAATCAAAATCAGTTTTAGTAAAATTCATATTTAATTCATACTTATTTTTACTAGGTATATTGTAAGAATTATTAGCAGTTAAAAAATTATTTTTATCACACCATATACTTAAAGGATTTTTTTCACTAACATTATTATAAACTAATTTATGTGTAGCATTTTTAATTTGTTTAATATAATCAATTGAAATAGAATAAATTAGATTATCTGCTTCTGGTTGTCCATCTCCTAATACAACAATATCACCAAAAAAATAATAATCATTATGAGGTTCCGGTCTCCAAATATTAATATTTTTTTTTTTTTGTTTTATTTTATATATGCTTTTACTTCCATAATTTATTGGTATTTTACAAAAGGCTTTATGAACAACAATTGTATCAATATTTTTATTAGGATCAATATCTTGTGTCAAAATTATATCTCCTAATGAACAAAAATTATTGGGTGTTATAGGTCTCCAAATATAAAATTTTTTATTTAATTTAGTATCATTATAGGAACATATTTTTTTATAAGAATTTATTGTTTTTATATATAATTTTTTTTCAGTATCTAAATAATTATCATTAAGTTTATATACTTTTTTAATATTAGATACATTATCGTTATTTAAGTTGTTACAAACAAATAAATTAGATTCATCAATATTCCATAATTCATATCCTTTATCAACAGATGATATTTTATTAGTAGTTATAAGTTTATTAACATTTGATTTTTCGCACCATTTTTTAGGAACCGATCTAATTAAATACTTAGATGGATATTCTTTACTTATTATATGACCTAAAGCAATTTGTTTAGGTTGACTTATAGGTTTCCATATAGCATAATTATCATTTGTTATAGAAATAATATCATATTTAATTGGTTTATCTTTGCTATCTAATCCCATATTATTTTTAACTAGAATAGCCATTTCTTTAGGAGGTTTTTTATCTAAAGTAATATAATTACCTATAGGATAGTAATCATTTATTGGTTTAGGGATCCATATTGTGTATTTTTCATTTTGAAATACTTTTTTATAATTTTGTGTTTTTTTAATAAATAATTTATTATCTTCTGTTTTAAATTTTTCAGTTATATTTTGTGTTTGTTTGACATGAAAATATATTATTAAAAAGAAAATTACAATGAATAAACATGAAACAATAATTATGTCCATCTTATTAATATATAAGATTTTTAAATTAAAATTTAATAAAAATGAAATTGCTAGATATATGGAATATACCTAGGTTTATTAAGTTTGTATATTTTAGCAGTAAAATCACCATTATATGATGGAATTGTTACATTACTTCCATCATAAATTTCATCACATCCATAATCATCCGTGCAATCTTTTCCACCATAATTTACAGGTATTTTAACTGGATGAAGTTTATCTGTTTCAGTATAATATAACCATTTATTAGATCCTCTATATGTTGGTTTTCCATATAATGGTAATATAACACTATCAGTATTATGTCCTGGTGTTTTATTATCATCATTTATAGCACCTTTAGATATAATACCTAATTGTTGATAATCTCCACCACTTTCACGTGTTTCAATATTTATTGGGATTCCTCTTTTTAGTGGAGGATATAATGGATCATAAATAACATTTTCATTATGTTGTCTATAGTTATTTTTTTCAATTTCCATATTATTTTTAATAGTCTGTATTTCTATATTTTTATGTTTAAGATCAGCTATCTCAGTCGATTTATATTTTAATTCATTTTCCTTAATTGCTAATTTATGAGAATTAATAAATAATTTTTTATAATTTTCATTATTAATTGTATACATAATACAAAAAAA